AGAACCTCCCGTAGGTGGTCGCATTCCCTTTGCATTTCTGGCAACACCAAATATCGCATTCTTTAATTTATCTAATGGTCTTATTAATATACCACCAAGAGCAACTGACCCTAATGCCAAAGCAAGTTTGCCTATACCTATAGTCAGACCTCCCATTCCTGCGGTAACGAGAGCAACCGTTCCTCCAATTACTAATAATCCCTTTATTAAATCATTTCTTATCTGTACAAACTTCTCTTGATTATCACCAGATAATGCCTTAAGCATATTAACTGTTTTTTCTAATAACCAACCACCAGCTAATATAAAAAATACATTAACTAATTTACTTAACCCAAACTGTACTTTCTTACCTATCTTCTTAACAGGAGCCATTAAAGCATCTCTAATCTTACTCTCTATGCTTTGCTCATTTGCATCTGCTAATCCTTGACTTATTAACCTTCTTTGTCTTTGAGCATTTGCTGCTTCTCTTTGTTTATCTAAATTAGCACCAACTGCTAAACTTTGTGAAATAATTTGTAAAGACTTATTTAACTCGACTGTCTGTTGACTTACATTACTAACTTGAGATGCAATACCACCCAATAACGCAGAATTTCTAACTGTTGCATTTGCTGCTACAGAATCTTGTCTTTGTCTTACAACACCACCACCCGTAAATATACTACTAGAAACTGTGTTTCTAACAGCACGGATTCCTCCTCCTATTGGTGATTGAATGGGTTCAGCCATTTTGTTGTTGCTTTAAATTTTCTTCTTCAATATATTGCTGTAGGAGTGCGAGATAAATTTCTCTTTCCCAAGGCATCATATTTTCTAACTCCGTTAAGCTATATTTATGGTGTTGCATCAAAGCAAAATTAATTTTATAGTATGACTCAAGATCTTCATGAGACATACTTATGCGAAAAAACTTTGCAAACCCTCCAACACTATTTCATTTTCCTTTTTTGTTTTTGGATTAGTCACCTTAACCGTATGTGACAATTTAGGCATAGTATCAAAGAATTTTTCAATATCTTTGAATTGCTTTGAATTAAGTGATTCTACAAAATCAGACAATTCTTTCTTTGTACAATCAGCACCAGCCCAAGATTCTTCTTCAGAATAAACTTGTTCAACACATGATGCAATCAACTTAAATGTATCATCAACATTCACATCTCCATCCATAGAAAAATTAGTTTTAATAAACTCTTCCATAGAAGGATACTTCATTCTCAAAGTATATTGATCATCCAATTTAATATCTGGAGTATGATCCTCATTAATGTTGACCTTTATATCATCTAAATTAATAGTTGTAGGAACCTGTGTTTCCCCATCATCTGGGCAAGTAATCATAACTTCAACTTCTTCTCCAACAGACTTACCACGAATGTTGAGGAATAGATATTCAATATCAAAAGTAGAAAGATCATTAACTTTCACACCCTTAGACAAAATACAAGCAGAAAGAACATCTTTAATAGCATTTGCTATTTGTTTATTGTCCTGACTCTCCATAGCAATAATCAAAACCTTTTCTTCCTTAACTAAGAAAGGTCTATATTTAATTTTCTTCTTGGTAGAAGGAACAACTAACTCATAAGAAGGAGTCGCAATCTTTGGTAAAGGCATAATATGCTCAGTTCAAGTAATTTTATTTATAGAGGTAATTTAAAATTATTTTGCAGTGTAATATCCTTCACTAACTGTAAAACTAGAAAAAGCATCATTATTCCAATACGATGCACTTTCAATACCTTCGGATTCTTTAACATTAGATGTCTTCTTCAGTTCATCCACTCTTTGATCATTTGGAGTAGCAGTTGGATTTAACATTAGAATTTTTTCTTTATGATCTGCAGCATTTTGAGCATAAGGTCCTGTTGTATTCTTAGCAAGACCTTTAGCTTGAGAGAATGAATCTGCTCTTCCACAAACATATCTTTCAAAGGCAAATGCACAACTTGCTTTTAATAATTGAGAACTTTGATATTGGACTCTAGTAGAATCTAATGCAATAGGATATAATCCTACAAAATTCCACTCCATATTTTGTCGATAATTTTTTTCAAACTTAACTATCTTAGTTGTCTGTGATCTATAATTCTCTGGATAATTTAATTTAAAATTATATCCACCACGAGCAGAATCTGCTGAAGATGCTCCTGTAATATACTCCATCCAATGCTCTAAGAACTTAAGTGTTCTATATTCATTATCTACATAAAATTCTAATTTAATTCTAGTAAAATTTCTTGTATGTGGTATCGTCTCAGTTACACCTTGAAATTCACCTTGAACTACTTCTGTAGCAAAAGTAGATCCAGGTAAAACTGCAGAATTACAAAGCAATCCTATATCTTGTGTATGAAATCTATAATCTACACCTTTACTTCTTAAATATGATCTTAACTTACCATCATGAGGCAATCCAAACTTAACCAGATAATGAGAACTTTGAGCAACATTCTGGAACTTTGGTAATATTTGAGATATTTTCTTTGGAATTGGAGCAGACACTCTAAATAGTTCTATTATATCATTTCTATTTAGATGGCTTATAAAGGAAAGTATTATCCAACTTTTCCTCACAAATACAAAGGTGATCCTACTAATATAGTATTTCGATCATTATGGGAAAGGAAGTTTATGGTTTACTGCGATAAGAATGCAAATGTATTGGAATGGGCAAGTGAAGAAATTGTAATACCTTACATATCTCCAGTTGATAATCGCCAACACAGATACTTTCCAGATTTCTATATGAAGGTAAAAGAAACTGATGGTAGTATAAAAAAATATGTCATAGAGGTTAAACCTTTAAAGCAATGTAGTCCACCTAAAAAACCAAAACGCCAAACACCACGTTATATAAAAGAAGCATATACATATGCTACAAATCAGACAAAATGGAAAGAAGCAAGAGAATATTGTGCTGATAGGCAATGGGAATTCAAAGTGATTACCGAAAAAGAACTAGGAATTAAATGAGTAGAGTTAAAGACATACGTGATAACTTAGTCGGCACAGAAAATGCTGATGATTTAATGATGGAAATTATGAGTGTCTTGCAAGAAGGTGGTAAAACACCTCAAGTAGGAAAATTCTATGTCTTTGTATATAATCCAAAAACTTCAGGTATTAGATATGACCAAAATCCCCTAGTTGGTGTAACTGGAGTATATGAATGGGGATTCAAGGGAATTAATTTTCACTGGAATGATCATAGAAATTATACATGGAATGAAGTTGCAGGAGGTTTATATGAAATATCTAATGATGAACTAAATGACTTGGATGGTATTCCATTTGCAAGATTTAGACATTCATAGAAAAAAGGTATAAATAGCTGATAATACTAAATTAGGTCGATAAATGGCGTTAAGTTGGAAGCAGATGTATGATACTGGGATGTTGGATGAACCACCCTTGTATAAAGACTTAACAGAATCAACTGATAAACCCATAGAAGAAGTTGGAAAGAAAAAAGCATTTAAACCAAATGATAACTTTTATCTATCATATCCATTAGAAAGAGGTAGAAAAGGATCAGAAGATAGTTTTTTGATACAATGCGTCAAATACTTACCTCCAGCTACAGATAAAGGTTTATCATTTGCCTTTACAAAAACCGCAACTGAAGCATTTACGGCTGATAAGAAGAAAGACGGTTCAATAGACCATCCAGCATTTGAAAAAAATAAGGATGGAACTTATAAACAAAATATATCATTCATGGACAAAGAAAATTCCAAAATTACAGGTGCTGGAATGGATAGTCGTGTAGGTGAGTTGAAAAAGAAAACAAAATTTTATGTAGAACTACCAATACCAAAACAAGTTAATGATGGAAATTCTTGTGTATGGTCTGGTAATTCCATGAATTTATTCACTTTAGCAGGTTTAGACTTAGCTAGTGGTCTTATGTCAAGACCAGGTGAAACACTAGGTATGGTTCAAAATGTAATTGATACTATGCTTAAAGGTGGTAGCTTTGAAGACCTTGGAATTGGTGATGGTGAAGAAATGCAAAATGCTATAAGAGCATCTCTTTCTGGTCTTGCCATAAATCAATTTGGTGGTAACACTACACCCAATAGTGTAATGTCAAGAGGAATGGGAAAAATATTAAACAGTAATAAAGAACTACTATTTGATGGTGTTAATCTAAGAGAATTTAAATTTGATTTTACTTTCACACCTAGATCTAAAAAAGAAGGTACAAGAGCACTGGATATAATTAGATCATTAAAAATGGCGATGGCTCCTAAAAAAGGTGAAGAGGGTGGCGGTGCTGGTGGAGCTCTTATAAATGCTCCAGACTTATTTTTATTAGAATATAGAAGTGGTAATGAATCACATCCATTCTTAAATACATTTAAACCTTGTGCATTAACATCACTATCAGTTAACTATACTGGTACAGGAACTTATGCAACATATTCTGATGGATCAGTACCTGTTCATATGAAAGTTGCTATGTCATTTAAAGAGACAAATCCAATATATGAGGAAGATTACAAAGGAACTTCAGGAGTAGGATTCTAATGGGATATTTAAGAGAATTACCTAATGTAAGGTATCAATCACCACTATCACATAAAATATCATCAAACGATTTTATTATAATAAAGAATTTATTCCGTAAGAATAAACTATTAGATTGGTTATCTAAAGAAACAACAATATTCAACAAATTTATTATTGCTGAAGGTGCTAGACCTGATACTGTTGCTGAAGATCTCTACGGAGACCCAGAATTAGATTATATTGTTATTATTTCTTGTGGCATAACCAATATTAGAAATGAATGGCCACTCCCAAATAAAGAATTATATGAATTTGTTGAAGATAAGTATGGTGTTAGGATGAATGATATTCACCATTATGAAACTATAGAAGTAAGAGATGGTGAAGATAGACTGATATTACCAGCAGGTCAAATAGTAGAACATGATGTATCAAGTGGTAGACCATTTCAAATTGATGGTCCTGCTGCAGGATTTGGTGGATCTGCTAATAAATGGTACACCAAAGTTGGAGGAATGGTAGAAGCAATTACAGGAGATAAAGTTTCACCTGTGATAGGAATATCTAATTTTGACTACGAAACTCAACTAAATGAAGATAAAAGATTAATAAGACCTCTAAAAAGAGGATATGTTCAGATGTTTATAAATGATTTTAGAAGAATCATGAAGTATGATAGAAATACTCAATATCTTTCAGAGACTCTAATATCAACAGAAAATAATAATTTAGTGCAATAAAAAAGACCCCCGAAGGGGTCTTACTGTTAACACATTATCAAGGAGTTCTTTATGAGAACCCTTTTATTATATCATGATTCTGCTAATTTAGCAAAGTATGATAGTGTATCATCTTCATCTTCTGTAGCCGAAGGTCTAGATACAGATTCTACTGTCTCAACAACAGGAGCAGATGCTCTCACATCTTCAACTTCTTGTTCTACAGTTTCAGCATCGTTACGAACTTGCTTGTTACCAAGAACATAACCAAGACGAGTCTTGAGTTCATCATATGACTTGAACTGATCAGCAGCGACTAATTCTGCTAAGGAATGCTCCTTCTTCCAGATTGCTTCCATCGCATCGTCATCATCTAGTAATGCACTAGTGGCAGCAAACTCAGAAGAGTCATAGTTACGATAACCAGCAACGTTCTTTGCCTTCAACTTGAAGTTAGCACCTTGCCAGAAATCGAATGGATCAATTGCTTCCTCATCCTCAAACTCAGGCTGCATTGCT